AAGGTGGAGAGGAAAGGATAGGTAAACATGAAACGCGAAGATTTAGAGAAACTCGGACTGGAAAAAGAGGCTATTGACTCGGTCATGACCTTATACGGCAAGGATATTGAGGCTCACAAAGCCAAACTTGCTGAAGCCCAGGCAGAGCGTGACGGGCTGAAAAGTCAACTTGATGAAGCCTCTAAAACTATAGATGGCTTCAAGGCACTGGACATCGAAGGCGTAAAGAAAAGCGCCGACGAATGGAAGGCTAAGGCTGAACAAGCGCAAAAAGACGCTGAAGCGCAAGTCTACAATGTTCGTTATGAGAGCGCCTTAGCAGACGCGCTGAAGGGGTACAAAGCCAAGAATGTGAAAGCCGTTCGTGCATTGATCAACGAGGCGGATCTGAAGTTGACAGACGAAGGCTTAGTCGGGCTCAAAGAGCAACTCGATAAAATCAAGCCCGAGAATGATTATCTATTCGAATCGGACACCCCTACGCCCAAGATTGTCGCGGGCGGGGGCAATAAACCCATCGAAAACCAAGACGCAGTCATCGTTGCCGCAAGGAAAGCGGCCGGACTGCCAACATAATAATAGTTTGAAAGGAAACTAAAATGGCAAATAAAGAATCACTTACCGCGCGCATGGACGCGCCCACCATCCCCTTTGACGGGGTAGATACGGTCAAAGTCTACAAGACTTCCGTTGTCGGTCTCGGCGATTATAGCCGCTTAACCGGCTATCCCGTTGGCGATGTGTCCGGCTCATGGGAGACTTTGAAACTTGAGCAAAGTCGCGGTCGTGAGTTTTCAATTGACCGCATGGACAATGACGAAACCTTAGGCATGGCCTTTGGAACATTGGCCGGCGAGTTTATTCGTACTCAGGTCGTTCCTGAAGTAGACGCTTTTCGTTTCGCAAAGTACGCTTCATGGCCGAATATTCAGAAGGTCGGCTCTGGCACTACGCTCGCTAAGGCTACAGTTGTAGACGCCATTGACGCTGCCATTGCCGCGCTAAACGCAAAAGAAGTGCCAGCCGAAGGCCGTATTCTGTATTTGAGCGATAGCGTGTATTCAATTCTTGAAAACGCTATTTCCCGCGTACTCGCTAACGAAAATACCGTTGATCGCCGCGTTATGCGCTTTAGCGGTATGGATGTAATCATGGTTCCGCAAACCCGCTTCTATACCGCTATTGAGCCTAATGATGGCTCGAATGCGACTCAGGGCGGATATGCTAAAGCGTCCGGCGCTGCTGACTTGAACTTTATGATCATTCACCCCAGCGCTGTATTACAGGCTACCAAATTGGCAAACCTGAAGGTCTTTAATCCTGATGAAAATCAGGACATGGACGCCTGGAAATTCCAGTACCGCTTATATCACGACGCGTTTGTCTATGACAACAAAGTCAATGGCATTTATGCTCACATGAAGGCTGTTGGCTAAACAGCAACGACAATATCGAGGAAAGGCCGGTAGAAATACCGGCCGCTCCCCAAAATGAAAGGAAACTGATATGGGTATTACTGGAATTGACTGGATGGTAAAATTACCAGTTTTTGGCACTTACGTTGCTACAGCCGACGACGCTACTAACGGCTACGCGTTAATTAATACTGGCAGGGCTGACGCAACCGGCTTTGTGGTTCAGGTTTTGCGCGGCGGGATTGTAACCGGTTCTGCAAAGGCAAGTTTAACCGCTGGCGTTCTCAGGGTTGAAACTAACGGCACAACTTATGTGGTTACCGCCGGTGATGTAATTAGTTATATCGTATTCTAAGAGAGAGGCAAGGGATGGCAGCGTTCATTGATTTGGAGTATTATGTCAACACATACAAGGGCTTGGCCGTCCCTGCCGACTCGTTCTACCGCTACGCGGAACGCGCTTCAACGGCTGTGGACTTTCACACCTTCGAGCGCGCCTCGGCGATTATCACGGCTGCTGAAGACACGGCGCTGATAGACAAAATCAAAATGGCAACCTGCGCGGCTGCGGACGCTTTGTATAACGCCGACTCACAAGCGAACGGTGGATCAATCGCAAGCGAAAAGGTGGGAGACTACTCGGTCAACTTTGCGGTATCACCTGACACGGCTTTGACGGTCAATGCGAAGGTATCTAATGCCATGCGCGAGTATTTAGCCTTTACAGGGCTACTATTCAGAGGGATGGACTAACATGTACACACCTCACTCAATGACTTGGTATGAAGCTACGAAAAGCGGAACGACTACCGTCTGGACGCGCCATGAAGTGCAACCGGTGATGTGGCAGTCTGCAGAAATCAATATTGCCGATAAGCAAGGCTCAACCTCGGCGGATAAAGCCTCGATCTACGTTCCGCTTATTGCCGGCAACTTTGCCTTCAAAAAGGGCGATATTCTGGTCAAAGGGCTTGTAAGCGATGAAATCACTTCATCGTTCACGATAAGCGCTCTAATGGCTAAATATCCGTCTTACATCAAAATCAGGCAAGCGGACAATAAAGACTACGGCTCATTCTCGCTAAGGCACTGGGAATTGAGAGGCGGCGTCTAATGGCAGCCAGTCACCTCACTATCAGCACTCCGCGAGGCAAGATTGTTCAAACGCCTAACGGCAAGGCTCAACTGGTCTGGAATCCTGGCTTTGGTCAGGCTTACACGCACAAATTTGGCGCCGTTCAAATATTCATTGATAATGGCGTGCTGAAAGGTATGGAGCCTTATACCCCCTTGCGGACGTCCATGATGATTAAATCGGCGCAATTAGGCTCTGTAATCGGTTCTGGCACTATCCGCTACCTCGCGCCTTACGCAAAGGCGCAATACTACGGCGGGCGCACACCTGGAACGTCAAGTACCGGTGGTCTACGTGGGCGTCTATGGTTTTCTCGATGGAAGACAGAACACGGCGAGAGTTTCAAGCGCTCCGTGAAGGCATACGCAAGGAGTCAGCAGCATGGCTGAAGTGAATAGTTTTGCGCAAGGAATAAAAGAATATCTGGAAACATACACCCCCCTGGCGGGAGGCGTGTATGTGGAATTTGTGGGAGAGACGCCAACTGAGTACGCGGTTGTAATGCTGCCAGAACTGGAAAAAATCGAAGAATACATTGTGAGCGGTGGTATCTACGGACGCCACTTCTTGCTGAACATGCGTGCCGCAACCGTTGAAGATGCAGACCGCTTGCAAGCTAACGGGTTCTATGAGCAATTTTCAGACTGGCTGCGAGACCAATCTGAAGCCGGATCGCTCCCGTCGTTGCCTTCTGGCAACACCGCCTTGTGGATCGAGGCGCTATCTAACGGCTTCTTACTGGAAGCCAGCGAAGTATTAACTACGGCGGTTTACAGCATAAATTGCCGCTTAGTCTATGAAAGGAATTAAACATGGCAAAAATCATGCGACATAAGGTGCAACACTACCTTAACACAGGCACAACTGAAAACCCAGTATGGTCACTTATCAACGAGGGTGTTAGCTCGCTGACGATGAATTACAACCCGGAGATTGAAGAGGAGGCTTACATTGCCGACACAGCCTCGACAAAATACACTACTGGCTTGGGGGTTGAGACCGCCTTCGATATGAATCGAATCAAGGGTGATGCGGCTAACGATAAAATCTTCGGTCTTGTTTGGGCGCGTTCTATTGGCACGGCTGCGGACTCGGAACTGGTGACCATTAACATGGCGTCTACATCGACTGGAACAGTTTATCCGGCGGTTAGAGAGACGGTCAATATCATCTATAACAGCATGGGCGATGAAGCTTTGAAGCCTCTAAAAATCGGCGTCACACTTGCCCACCAGGGCAATCCGGTTAAGGGCACATTTAACACATCCGGCAATATATTTACGGCTAATCCGTAAACAGTGAAAGGACAATAAACATGGCAACTGAAAAAGTTATGCGCTCTAAAATGCGCCATTATATTCAAACGGCTACCGCTCCGGAAACTTGGAAACAGCTCAATAAAGGCATTACTTCGCTGACTTCAAGTTATAACCCTGAGATCGAAGAAGAAGCCTACATCGGCGACGATGTTAAGACCAAGTATGCTACCAAACTTGCAACCGAGACTACTTTCGACATGCTGTACGATTCTGCTGATGATGCCAACGTTTACCTTTTCGGCATAATGTGGGATCGGAAAATCGGCTCGGAAGCTGAAAC